ATATTATATTTATCTTGCATATAACATAGCGCAATTGCCCCCAATAAAAGATAAAATATTATATCTCTCTTCAAAAACGGTTAAATTATAATTATATTCAAACAACTTCCAGTTCAGTTTATTAATACCAATCGGTTTTCCATTTTCATCATAAATTGTGGTTATATTGGAATTTTTAGGGTCAATGGGTGGAACATAAGTGGTTAGTTCTAATTCTATATTTTTGAATTTACTTAAATTAATTGCTCCTGATGGTTGATAGTCGAAAGGACTTGTATTCAAACAATAATTATAACAAAATAGTCCATCGACGTCGGAACCGCCATTTGTTCTTCTATATTTTTCTATATATTCGTACACTCCTCGCGTTAATATAGTTTCTCTATAATTTCCTTCAAAAACGATACCCATTGTTTCTAAAATATCTTTTCTGTTGTCTGGATGAAAATAACCAGTATAATAATAACCAGTACTATCTCCAATAGATGATTCGAGAGTATCATTTGTAGGTTGTATTAATGGACCGTAATTTATAATTGTATCATAAGGTGCTTGGTCTACATTTATTGGTAATGTTTTATATGGCCAATTCGTATAATTTGACCATTCATTACGTAAATTTACATCATTGCGTTGTAAAAACCACATCCAGTTAGCAATCATACCATTTGACATTAATTTCACTTTTTGACTTCCAGTAATATTTTGGAAATTATATTCAAAAACGTCTTTTATTAAATAGACTTGGTCGTTGGCTGCAAATACCTTTCGTTCTTCATCTGATAAAAAACATTGTGTAGTAATTAAATGAATGTCTGCATTCCATATGTTTGTTTTGTTTTGATAAATTCTATTTATTCCTTCAGGGTCATAAATATCATATGCCGGTGGACTTTGTAAAAAATAATACATATTAAATTGAGGTTGATTGAAATCCGGTTGTACATATGGAAAATTATTGGTTGCATCAAAAACATCGCGAACTTGAAAGACTTCGCGTATAGGTCTCAATGTTACATTTATTTCCAATATATTATATAGAGAAGCGCACAAAGGGAATGCACATCGACTGTCTAAAGTAAACCAAGTATTAATCGGAATAAATAATTGACGACCGCGTATAGACGGTTCCGAACCTCCCGGATTTGCCGATTGATTATTAATATTACCCGTAAAAAATGCCGATGGATAAGTATTCACCCTCCCATATGCATTTGCGGGGTCATTTAATTCGGGAACATTTCCCGTCATTTTGTAAAATAAATCCTTTTTTTCTTTTGGAAAATCGCGTTCGACCATTGCATGTAGATATTGACCAGAATAACGTTGTATTAAAGCAGCGCCGCATGTAATTGTAATTTCACTAATCATTTGAATTCCTAAATTATGAATCCATTTGAAATCATATGAACTCCATTTGTTTTGATTCATATCTGTGGGATTCATAATTGGACTCCATATATCGGGTAATGAAATGACTAAATATGTATCCATTAATAAATCGCCATTTCTTGGTATTTTAAATGTGAGAGTAGAGGGTTCATTTAACCGTAAGTCGCGTTGCCCATCGTAATCAACTCGGAATTTTTGCATTCCAAAATTAGTATATTTAGAATATGTTACTTTAAAAAACGTTTTAGTAGGATTTCCGGTTAAAAATACATTGTTGTTTCCAACAGAAATTAGATTTAGTTCACCACCTGCCATTTTTATAAATGATATAATATTGTTTATATTTTTTTATTTATTTTCATTTATATTACATATATATATATGGATTTTTATAGAAAAATATTGATTTTATTCATTGTACTTATTTTTATATATATAATATTCCGTTTAATCATAAAACGGATACAAATAAAAGAGGAAATACTCGAAGGGTATGAAAATGATAATGTGAATTCTATACAATATAATTACGATTGCGGACTCACTATACAAAATGATTTAGCATTTCGACTGAAAAATCTGAAAGACAATTCGATCAATTATTTTCCAGATGCTTTCTATTTAAGAAACTATGCAATTAAATCGTCAATGAACTCGGGATACAATGGTAAAGAAAATACTATGGACATGATAAATTATGTATTAACACGCGGATGCCGTTTTTTAGATTTCGAAGTCTATAAAGAGGATGTTTATGGCGTAGTAATCGTTTCTGTATCAAAAAACGCAGATAATGATTTTATACCATTAGATAATACATTATCTCTTTCGGAAACTCTACAATATATAAACGTATATGCATTTAATAGTATTTGTCCTAATTATGGCGATCCAATGTTCATACAGTTGCGACCCAAAATTAGAAATACCGAATTCTATGAAACCAATAAAAAATCGATATGTGAGAATATTACTAAATCAATTAATGAAAACTTGACGCCCAAATATACAGAAAAGGTAACAAGTGAGACACCTATCGTCAATTTATTAGGTAAATTTATTATTGTGATGGATGACGCTTCTTTCCCTGATTGTTCGAGTGTTTCCAATTTATCACCAACTACAATATCTTATGGTACATTAACAACACAAAAAGAATATGAATTGTTATTAAAGACAGATAAGTATTCATGTGATGTTTATTCTATAAATCAAATATTGATTGAAGACGCATCATATGTTGCATATAAATCAAATGTAAGCGCCAATATTTTATATACAAACTACTCCGCACAAATTGTTCCGATGATGTTTTGGGATACAGGTGGAGATTTATGTAGTTATGAAACGTTATTTAATAAATGCGGTGGTGGTGTCGTCCCACTTTCATTTATTTATAATCAATTGAAAAATAATTCTTCTTCATATATTTCTTATCCAGATCCTTTATTTGCTTCTGCAATATATGGTAATCAAACAACAACCATTATAGTAATCGTTTCTTGTTTAGTAATAGTAGGATTTATAATCATCAGAGAAATATCATGAGTTAAAAATAATATTTGTATATTATATATAAATATACGAATAAAATGGGTAATAAATTCAAAACAGATTTATGTAATGATAAAATGACATTTAATGAATGTGAATTAGCAATCTTACGTCACGCAGTTGATGAAACGACGGAAGTACAAGGAAAACAAATTGTGCATAATGAAGATGTTCAAAAAATGATTTCTATTTTGGAAAATTTCTTGATTCGAAAAAAACAAATATGTTACGGAGGAACTGCGATTAATAATATTTTACCAAAATCGGTGCAATTTTATAACAAAGACATGGAAATTCCCGATTACGATTTTTTTTCGAAATACGCTTTAGAAGATGCAAAAGAGTTGGCTGATATTTATTATAACGAAGGATTTTCAGATGTAGAAGCCAAGTCGGGTGTTCATAAAGGGACATACAAAGTATTTGTGAACTTTATTCCGATAGCGGACATTACCTATATGAACCCCGAAATTTACGATAATTTAGAAAAAGAAGCAATTACCATTATGGGTATTCGATACTGTCCACCCAACTATTTAAGAATGAGTATGTACTTGGAATTATCGCGTCCTGCCGGTGATGTAACGCGGTGGGAAAAGGTATTCAAACGTCTCCTTTTATTAAACAAATATTATCCATTAAAATCCGGATTAGATTGTAAAAAGGTCAGCAGCGAACTACAAGACCAAACGATAAAAGAAGATGTTTTTATGACGATTAAGAATTGTTTTATAGAACAAGAAGTCGTTTTTTTCGGCGGTTATTCTGCATATCTTTACTCTAGATACATGCCGAAAAACATCAAACGTTTAATCAATAAAGTACCACAGTTCGACGTTTTGGCAAAAGACCCGGATAAATGCGCATTAATTGTAAAGGAGCGTTTGTTTGATTCGGGTGTAAAAAATGTGGAAATTATAGAACATGAAGAAATCGAAGAAATCATTCCTAAACATTTTGAAATTAAAGTGAATAAAAAATCTCACGCTTTTATTTATGAACCCATCGCATGTCATAATTACAATACGGTTGAAATAAACGGGGAAAAGGTGAAAGTGGCAACAATCGATACCATGATGAGTTTTTATTTAGCGTTTATTTATACGAATAACGAACATTATAATAAAGAACGTATATTATGTTTAGCCAAATACCTTTTTGAAGTAGAACAACATAATCGTCTTGAACAAACTGGTGTATTAAAACGCTTTAATCCGACATGTTACGGAACACAAAAAGGATTGTCGAGTATTCGCGCTGAAAAAACGAAAATGTTCAAGAAATTGTATAAAAAAAAGGGCACAAAAGAATACGAAGAATGGTTTTTGAAATATCTTCCTGAAGTGTTGT